CGATCTTCGGTGGAATCGTCGTGGTAATCAACAACCAGATCGTCAACATTCGTGTGGCGAAGCTCGAAAAGACCAACCGGCAGCTCCAAGACAAAATCCACGTAGACCGTATAGAGTATGAATCAGCAAAGGCGTATCGAAGAGGATACCGCGACGGAAAGAAAGAGAGGGGGCAATAAGCTATGCGACAGGAAGAAATCGCTGCCATCGCTGCAAAGGTTGCGGCTGAGGAAGTCATCAGTCGAAAGAAAGAGATTCTCGATGAGGAATACGATGAGCGCTATCAGGACGTGAACCTGCTGATGAAGTCGTATCGCAAGCTGAAGGCGCACTATGCCAACGTGCCTCCCGAATCCCTGGAGGTCAGCGTGATCTGTTCCATGCGCCGAAAGACCGGTCTGATGATGAGCCATGTGGACAAGATGCTGACCGCTTACAAGGCGATGTGCGAAGAGTCCACCAACCCGGAAGAGACCCGCCGATGGAATGCCTTGTACATGAGGTTCATCAGCGAAAAGCGTCGAGATGTTGACGACATCGCGGAAGAGCTGTGCATCGACAAGAGGACATTTTACCGCGACATTAACAAGGCGATGGACGACATGGCTGTGTTGCTGTTCGGCATCGAGGCCATCGGATCATGGTCACACCGAAAACAGAAGAAAAAGGACTGAAACATTCCTTCGAAAAAGGCGCTGAGAAGCGCCTTTTTGGGGGTCAAAACTGAAACATCATCCGAAACATTCGAGTGAAACATTTCCTGCCAGTTGAACTTTAGGGCGGAAAGTCGAACTTTAGGGCGGAAAGTCGTGCTCGTGAATGTTTCAATGTTTCACCAATGTTTCACCAATGTTTCACTACCTCTGGTCGTATTGTATGCGCTTTAGGACATACTTTATGCCCCTTTGGATATATAATTCTACCGTTTACTACTTTTAGTTTAGTAATGAAACATTGAAACATTCATTCCTATAATTAATAGAAATGGAGGGATTAGGCAGTTTAGAGAGGTATATGCAGTCTCTAATCCCCCTAATCTCCCTATTTCTATATAAATTATAAACCCCAATGTTTCACTGAATGTTTCAGCCCCGTTTTGAGCTCCAAAATAGCGCCTGAAAGTGTTACAATACTGCAAAATTTTTCCGGAAAAAATTTCACAAAGGCATTGACAAATACGACTGAAAGTGCTATAATAAGAATGTAAGGAAAAAGCAAGAGCCCGACAGGAAAGGAGCACGAAAGAAAATGACAAACACAAAGAAAGTTTCGAGAGCTCAGGAGGAATTGCTCCTGGCGCAGGCTGAGATGCTCAAGAAGAACTTCCAAGAGTGGCCGCTGTGGTATCTGGTAAAGACGGTCATCCAGAGCACCGGAAAGATCGTGAGCGAGATCATCAACGACGATGCAACCGGGTTGCCAATCGTTCTCAAGGACGCCCACAAGCCGCAGGATGAAGTCTACGAGAGGATCGACGGAACGACGATCTACTTCACCTACCACGAAGGTTACGAAGAGGCCGCCCGCCAGGTTGCGGCGATGAATATGGCATAGGCAAATCGAGCAAACCATTTCAAACAATGCATTCACCTATTCACACCGCTCCTGGCGGCTTTTTCTTTGCCGAAAGTCGTATGTGCTGCGAAAGACTTTGCCATTGAGCGCCGTTTCCCTATAAAAGATGCCATCGGAATACCACTCCCGCAGCACTCTCTCATCGTCATGTAGCTCAGGAAGGCTCGCCTTGGCTTGGGCGGCAAGTTCATTCGCTACGGCAAGAAAAACGGCAGGGATGGCGCTCATTGTGCTTGCTGAATATCGTCAGCCAGAAGTTCCTCGATGGTGCAGCCATACAGCTTTGCGAGGATGGGGAGCTTGCTGGCACGAGGCTTGGCAAGTCCACGTTCCCACTTGCTGACTGCGGACTCTTTCACGCCGACGATCTTTGCGACCTCACGCTGGGTGGGGATGCCACCACGGAGCCTGCGCTCTCTCATGACGGTCATGTGGTTCACCTCCTTCTACGTTTGGGCGGGGTTTGCTCTACTTGCATTCTTATTATAACACTTTAAGTCACAAATGTCAACTACTGTTCTGCATTTTCTTTTGTAAAATGTCGGGCTTGACAACTTGAATTAAAAGACATATAATTGACTTTAAGGAAAGGAGGCACACTCATGGACGGATTTGGTGAGAGACTTAAGAGACTACGGAAGGACTGTGACATTACACAAAGCCAGCTTGCTGAGGTTCTCGGCGTGGTTCCCTCTGCTGTCGGCAAGTATGAGCGCGTTGATTCCGCTTATCCCAGTGTAGAAGCACTGGTCAAGATTGCGGATTACTTCAACGTGAGCATCGACTATCTGCTTCGAGGGGTAAAGACTGTTCCCGCAGTTGAGAACAACATTACCGGTCAGTTGCAGAACAGCCCATTCATCCAGGCGAATAATGGTGGCGTAGTTTATGCGGACGCCAACCTATCGCCCGAAGCTGTTGAACTTCTTCATATCTACGAGGCGCTTGGCGGCCGTGATCGTTTGAGGCTGCTTAACTTTGCCGTTGAATTGGAGGGAGGTAACACATGAAGTTTGTCTTGGACGTGAAGCAGAGGTGCAGCTTCTTCTGGCTACGTGGTATCAGAGGCGCCAGAATCGACAGGTGCTGTGCAAAGTGTTTCTCTGCTGATACCTTTCATGAGGTATACGAAGCAACGCGATTCAAGGACAAGGCCCATGTCGAGCTGGACATCGTTCCCAGCCTGAAGGTCAAAGCCTACTACCTCTGCGGCCTCAGCAAAGGATTCAAGTATGAGAACAATACTCATGTCGCCTTTGTGCCATGCAAGGGGCAGAACATTGAGATTGATGATGAACGTATCCACTTGTTGATTACTGATGCTCGGCAGATCGATTTCCAAGGGTATGAGCCCCACCCTGTTGGAGAGTTCACGGAAGAACAGCGTACCTGCCGCAACTGGATATTCGCCAATTATCTGTTGGACGGCAAGCTGCAATGAAAAGAGCCGCCCTCTACATCCGTGTTTCCACCTTGGAACAGGCGCAAGAGGGCTATTCTGTCGGCGAGCAGAAGGAGCGCCTCATCGCATATTGTAAGGCAAAGGACTGGATCATTGCTGACATATATGTGGATGGTGGATATACGGGTAGCAACATCAATCGGCCCGGTATACAAAAGCTGATTTCTGAAACCGATAAGTTTGATCTTGTTCTGGTATACAAGCTGGACAGGCTTTCCCGATCTCAGCGGGACACGCTCTATTTGATCGAGGAGGTATTTCGTCCGAACAATGTGGACTTTATCTCAATGCAAGAGAGCTTTGACACATCCACGCCGTTCGGTAAGGCAATGATCGGCCTGCTGGCGGTCTTTGCCCAGCTTGAGCGTGAGCAGATCAAAGAGCGCACTTGGATGGGTCGTGTGGCGCGGGCAAAGACTGGCTTGCACCACGGCGGAGGCTATGCTCCCATTGGCTATAATTATGAAGATGGGAAGCTCACCATAAACCACTATGAAGCGGAGCAGGTCAGGAAGATTTATGAATGGTATCTCGCGGGATCATCTTGTAAGGCAATCGCTATGAGGCTGCAAGAGGAAGGGTACTCAAACAGGTACAGCAGTTGGAACAACTGGTCAAGTGTCCGAAATGTTCTTGGGAACTCCATCTACATCGGACAACTGCACTTTGGGGATATTGTTGTGGATAATGCGCATGAAGCAATCGTAACAAGAGAGCAGTTTGAGGCTGCCCAGCAGCTACGCGGCAAGCGTCAGGAACAATATGGTAATATGGCCTTCCAGTCCAAGCATCCTTACGCTGGTCTTCTGTTCTGCGGGTATTGCGGTGGTCGATACTACATGCGGAACTCAGGAAAGTATTCATATTATGCCTGCTATTCCCGCACCAAGCAAATCAAGAGTATGGTCAAAGACCCTAACTGCAAGAACAAGAACTGGAAAGCGAAGGAACTGGAGCCGATCATCGAGAGCAAGATTCTTGCTTTAATCAAGGAACCTAAGCTGGCTGCTGAGATCGCAGCCGCCAAGCCAAAGGCTGTCCCTGCCAACAAGAATGCGGATGTCGAGCATCGCATTAAGGAGATCGACAAACAGATCGGCAGGCTGATGGAGCTTTATCAAAGAGATGACATCCCGCCGGATGTGCTCGGTGAGAAGATCAACAAGCTCTATACCGAACGCACTGCACTTCAATCATCAGTTACGATGGAGAAGGAGCCCGAAGAGGCTTCCGTGGATTTGGTTAGTGAGCTGTTGTCGAATGCTGCTCAGATATGGGACTTCGCGGACAAAGCACAAAAGAGAAGAATCATGCAAAGTTTGATCTCAAGGATCGTCTTGACCGATGACAATGTAGAGATTGAATGGGCATTTTAGAATAAAGAAAATGAGCCCCCGCTGCACGTAGCAACGGGGGCGATATTATCATTTAGTCGTCGCGATGCGGCGTCTCGTAGGTCATGGCGCGTTTGCTATCGGACAGTCCGAAGGTCGTCGGGTCATTGACGACACCCAGAATGGCGAGGAAGCCGAACACGGCATTGACGACAGCGATCAGCTTGTTGCCGATGTCACCAAAGTCAAGCTGAACGCCAAAGACGTTCAGGATGACCTGAATCAGCAGAAGCAGAGCGGGGATGGCCTGAAGCCAGAAATCCTTGTTGGAAAAACGAACCTTCCAGTTAATCATAATAGTTTACACTCCTTTCTACCCGAGAGGCAGCTTATTGACTTCGGACATGAGGTTGTCCAGATCGCCATTGCCGCCAAGTCCTTCATGATAGCACTTGTGCATTTCATTCAGAATCCGTCTGTCATCGAAATCCACGGTGCCGTTGCAAATGTAGCGTTGACCGAGGAAGCGGATACGGTCATACAGCACCCACTTCAGACCATCTTTCAACGCATGGGCTTTTTTGTCTTTGCCATCTTCGAGGTCGTACTTCCTCTTTCGTCTCTGACGGATACCTTCAGCAATCGCATTGATGAAAGCAGCAACAGCCGAGCCTCCAAGGATACCACCGATGATGGCGATAATTACCGAGTTCATAGCGCATCCCCTCCATTCTCAGGCCAGTAGTCTACATAATCATCAGGTCCCTCACTGGTTATATCCACGCCAGGAGCGTCATAGTCAATCAGATATGGGTCCGGCCTGTTCACCCATGCAATGAAGAATGTCAGCGTGAAAAAGAGGGTCAGCACAGTGATTATGGCAAGCCAGCGAATCAGCGCATACATGGTGATTTCGGCGCGAGCTATGGCTGTTGTGATAGTCGTCTTTATCGTATCCATCAGTCATTACCACCCAACAGCCATTCCAGCGTGTGGCCGTCGCCAGTGACGACGTTCATATCGACATTGCCATCGATACCGGGGATCTTGGCGATGCTGGTGAATTGCCAGAGATCGCACGGGAAGTTGGGCTTTGTGGCTCCATCGAGCGTCGCGTCGTTCTTGCCATACCTGGGAATCCAGATAAAGTCCCACAGCGAACGAACCTTATCGAAGCTGTAGTCTTTATAGTGGTTGTGGGCCACATAGCACCCGATACGCTTTGCACCCTGCTTTCGCAGCTCGTCAGCGAATGCAGCAATCGCGGCGTTCGTGATTTTTGCCTCCTCGGCATCCATCACATAGAACAGCGGGTTGTACTTCGAGGCACGGCTGACCAGCTTCTGAGCCTCGTCACGGGCCTTCGCGGTGGTACCCGCGTAGGAGTAACAGTAGACTCCGAACGGGATGCCACGGGCGTTCATGGCTTCAGCGTATTCATCGAATCTCACGTCAGCATCAGAGCCGCAACCAGCGCGTGCGATGACCAGGGCGACCTCCGGCTTGAGCTTGTCAAAGTCGATCTTGCCCTGCCACTTGGATATGTCGATGATCGCAGAGCCCGTAGGAGCAAGCTGAAGGGCATCCATAATCGTCCCAGCCTCCGCAGCCTTGGCGACGGTGGACGCGACCTCAGCGGCGCCCTGCGCTGTCTGGGCTACCTTGTGAACGGCGGGGTTCGGATAGAAGCAGAAATACTGCTTACGTTCTTTGACGAATTGAGTGAGCTTCTGCTTGGTACGCTTCGAGCTGGCCGGATCATTGCAGTAGATGTATGTCCCGTCATACTTCCAGGCGCAGATGAAGTGGCCGCCGGAAGTCCAGTAGCCGGGGCCCATGCTGCAAACAACGTAGCCGCCAGCATCCAGACAAGCCTTGAGGGCATCGAGGTTCTTGGTCTGAACAGCCTTGACGAACCCAAACTCGTTCATGATGTGGGGGATGAAGAACGCCCAGGCCGTGCCGGAATTATACGTTCTGTCGCCGAACTTCAGCGCGAGCAGGGCCAGGTCATAGGGGTTTTTCTCCTTATCCACCAGAGTGGCGATGATGTCTGCCATGCTTGTTGGGCCGCAGGCGGAGGACCTCATCGTCTGGCTTTTATCATTGTGATTCGAGTACATCTTGCTGGCCCAGCGAGAATCATACTGCTTGTAATCCACGGGCTGCTGGAATACACCGGGAATGGGCGTTACAGTGCCGCCGTCTTCAGAAGAGGGTTTGACATCCGGATCAGTTTTTTCTTCGGCCCCATTCGAGCCTTTGGTGATGAGACTGGTCCATGTCTTCTGTCCGCAAATGCCATCGGAGGACAGACCCTTGGCATCCTGGTAGACCGCGACGGCGCCTTTCGTCCTGGGGCCATAAATGCCGTCCGGGGTGATGTTGCCTTCAAGCAGGATTTGCAAAGCAAGAGTAGCTGCGCTGGTCTTGTTCTTTGCGGTGGAGCAGGTAGGCGCATTCTTGGCAATGGCCTTCCAGGTGTCTTTGCCAATGATGCCATCAGAAGACAGATTGTGATTGCTCTGCCAAGCGCACATGTGCGCCACAAAGTTCGCATCGAACTTCTGGTTCTCCTTGATGAACTCGTCGGGCGAGCAAATCTTTTCATTGACCAGGATGTAGCCAGTGAGCAGCTTTGCCACCACGACCAGTTTGCTGGAGCTGTTATGCTTGATCGTCTTCAGCATCGTCAGGCACCTCCATTCTTACAGCCCTGCCTCGTCCATCGAGGACAAAGACGGTATCGATCTGGGGTTCGTCAGGTTCACCCTGGGCCTCCAGTTCCCAGTCTTCAGGCTCAGAAAGAAACTGAGCTTCGACAGCTTTCGTGCTCTTGGAAACCTTGTTACGCTTCTTGGCCTTGTTCATATTCGACTCTCCTTTCGGGCTATATTTGGAACACCGGCTCCACGCAACCAGTGAATCCATCAGTTATGAAATCGCAGCGATAAGCTACGCTATTTGGGGCAGTGCGGCTGCATTCAGGCGTGCTTGAATCTCGGCTGTACCTCTACGAACCACGTCTTTGATACGCTTTTTGTTGAGGCGGCCAAAGTATTTCTTCCGGGCCTGTACGCAGTTGCAGTGCTTTAGATTGCCAGCTCTGGACAGGAGACCGGCGGCAGCATGAAAGGACGGATCGCGTCCTTGCTTCAGCAGCTTTCCGACTCTCCTACATGAGCGTGTAAAGCGCAAAAATGATTTGCGCCGTAATCTTGTGTGAGTATGGAAAAACCTATAGCCGACGAAATTGATTCCTCTGGAATCTACAGGAAAGACCTGCCAGTCGCCTTTCAGCTTGACGCCGAGGCTCTCTCGCAGGAATATCTCGATTTTCTGTACGGCTTGGTGAAGTTTCTTCTTATTTGGCCCGATCAGCACCATATCGTCCATGTTGCGGACATAATACTTGACTCCGGGCAATGTGCAGATGTAAGTGTCGAGGGTTTCAAGAAAGTAGTTTGCCAGCCACTGGTTGAGGTAAAATCCGATGGATAGGCCGCCTTCCGGGTTTGATTTCAAAATCCGTTCGATAAGGTTAAGGAACTTCTTATCTTTGATCTTGCGGCTTAGAGCTTTCATCAGCCGCCGGATGTCGATGCTTGGGTAGTAATGGCGAATGTCCATCTTGGCACAGTGCTTTGTGTTCTTAGGGTCATTATCCAGTGCCCGTCGGACATATTTTCGTGCGTATTCATTTCCACGATCCGGGATGGACGCGCAGCTCCAGCGGTACATCCCGCGCATCAGTACATCGTGCATTGCCATGACGATCAACTGGTGCATGACGCCATCCGGGTAGAACGGCACGATGTTGATGTCACGCTCCTTGTTGCTGCTCTTGTCGAAGATGTGTTTCACCTTCGGCTTGGTGGGAACATAGGAATCGTTGAGGATAAGCTGGTAGATTTTCTCAACGTATTTGTCAGGATTCTTCAGGACCTTCTTCACGTCCCAGCGTTTCCGCTTGCCCTTGCTGCCTTTCTTGATGGCGGCGCGGATCAGGTCCTTGTCGAGCATCCTCACATAAAGATGGCCGACTCGCTTAGGCACGGTGTTGTCCTCCTTGTTTACCTCAGAACCTTTCGAGACCTTGCGGCCCTACTAAGCCCTGTCCTGACGGTAGAATTTTTAGCAAGCGCTACGGTGATTACCCGCGCAATACGAAACCAGCATGAGCGTCTTCTACAGCGCCCATGCTGGATGGTCGTATAATTTGTGACAAGGTGGCGGGAGCCGAGGTTCGCGTTGGTGTTCGATGCGTTGTTGTTCGCGTTGAAGTAGAAGAAGCCATAGTTATCGTTGTCGTTGTAATTACCACCGACATTCAGCACTTTAACGTCAGTGTTGGAGTTGACGCGGCTAAACGCAGAAATCCGGCCCACTTTGCACAGGTAATCCCTAAATCATTTCAAGCTACTTCATAGTAGTCATCCTTTCTGTCATGCTGCCAGGAAGGTCTCCCTCGCCCTAACGGGCGAGGAGAGACCCCTGGGGGCTGCGGCCCCCAGACCCCCATCAGGGGGTATACTGGAGGCGGGAGCCGAGGTACGCGCCGGTGTTCGATGCGCTGTAGTTCGCGCTGAAGCAGAAGAAGCCACAGTTATCGTAGTCGTAGTAAAAACCACCGACATACAGCACTTCAACGCCAGTGTTGGAGCTGACGCGGTCGGGGATATGCGTCGTAGCGCTGCCACCAGACGCAGCATCCGGGATGAAGGCCCAGGCGCACTCCTCACTGTAACCGATGCCAGTAATGAACTCACTGCTCGGCAGGGTGATACCAGCGGCCTTCATGCCACTCGTCGTGTCACCGAAGGAGGCATTGTCAGTGCTGACATAAGCTGCACGGCTGGATGCCACGAAGCCATCAGCGAACGTGTAGAGGTTGCTGAAGGGGTTCTCGATCCAGCGGTACATGTTGCCGCCAGCTCCTGTCTGCTTGAGGGTATGGTACACAGCTCCGGTAGTTGCGCCGGTATTCTTGACGCTGCCGGAGTTCTGGCCCTTGCCCAGAGTGTCCTGGCTATGCCAGTTGGCAAACTCGATAAGGTACAGAAGCTGAATAGCGGACCAGGTAGCCAGGTCCATCTGCCACCAGTTGCTGCCCTTGTTGTGGCTGTAAGTGCGGAAGTTCGCACGGGTAGTGTTGGCGAGAGGCGCAACGCCGCCCTTGGTAAACACGCCGGAGCTGTCGCCTGATGTATGGAATCGGCCAATATAGCGCCCGGAGCCCGGATGCTTGACATAGCCTTCCTTTTCGGTCGGGCTGATGGCCCACAGCCACTTGGAGTTCGTGGTGTCCTTGTACGCGGTGTAGTAGAACTCAGGGATGTACACCACGGTGTCGTTGCTGGTTTCATCGAATCCAGCATTACTGTCAGGCACCAGAGAGCCGCCCACAACATTGAACCGCTTCATGTCTTTCCACGGAGCAATGTTATCAAACGGCGAGGAGCCGCTACCGTTGAGAGCCGTAGCAGGCGTCGGATCGGAGAAGCTCGCAGCCAGACCCTTTCTGGTAAGGGTCGTAGCGTCACTGCTGTAATCCCACTCGACGCCGTAAGCGCCATCAGCGGTCTTGGCAGTGGGTGCAGAGCTGGGAGCCTTGAACTTCGCGGTATAAGTAGTGTTAGCAGTTATGCCGCTGAGAGCAGGCGTCCACCCAATGAACTCATACTCATCACCACGAGTGGAGGTCGGAGTAGTGCCGCCGTAGGTCGGCGTAGTGCCCTGCTGCACGTTGTTCTGGGTGTACAGAGTTCCGCCGCCATCCTCGGCCGCACGAACGAATGTCGCCGTGTAGGTCGGAATGTAGCTGGCTGTGTAGGTAGCGTTGCCAGTGACGGTGGTGATGCTCGGAGTCCAACCCTGCGCGGTCTGACCGTCATAGGTCGGCATAGCCTGACCCCAGGAAGGCGTCGCGCCATATTCCAGGGTGTCGGTTCGCAGAGTGCTGTTGTCCTTGTTCTTCCAGGTGATTGTGTACTTGTTCACCACGCGGCTGTATGCGGCGTAGACGGTGCGATCCTCGGTGACGTTGGTCACGCAGCTCGCATCGTTGGTCTGACTATCTGTGCTACGGTTCCAGCCGACAGCCGTGTAGGTGTACTGGGCGGTAGCAGTGCGGCTCGGCGGGGTCGGGATGGCCTCGGTGGGCACGCCATCGGAGCAGGTGATGGTCTTGATGGTGCTGCTGCCATCCCAGGTCTTGAGGGTCAGGAAGGACGCGGTGTGATCCGCAGCCACCGTGACGGTGGGATAGCGCTGCTTCCAGGCCGCGATCTGGTCGCCGGTCAGCGCAGCGGTGTGGATCGTACCGGAGAGCTGGGCTTTCGCCACTTCTTCGCCTTGGCCGTGGCCGTTGATATCGATACCGCGCATGGTATCGAACAGGTCGAAGATTTCCTCGATCTCATCAGCATCTTCAGCTTCCCAATAGAAGCCGGTGATACGGATAGCGGTGGAGGCGGGGACCTTCTTCAGCAGTTCCAGCTCATCGATGCCGGTCATGCCTTCCAGCCAGAGCTGGTCGATGTTGGTGTAGCCTTCAATAATGAGGTTCGCATCGGTGAGCTTCGTATGGTTACGAAGCACAATGGCCGTGGTAGTCGCCGGGAGATGCAGCTCATCCAGCACGCCGCCGTTGGGCAGCTCCGCGCCCTGGGCCTTGGTGCCGTCCAGGTATACCTTCTGAATATTCGGGCAGCCGGAGGCGTCGAGGGTCTTTTGGGTATCAGTGCCGAAGTTGACACAGTTACGAAGATCGATCACTCTCGTCATCCGGTTCGCGCCGATGTTGACCGTCTTGGTGGCGGTGTTGGTATACCCAGCCTTGTTGCTGCCCAGCACAACCCACTGCTGATTCACAGCGTAGGTGGCGTCGTAGTAGCCGACGTTCAGGTTCTCAAGGCCATCCACACCCGCGATCATGGCGGCGTTGTGAAGGGCGCAAACGGCGTCGTTGGCGTACTTCAGAGGATTGTGGATGACTACGGTGTCACCGTCGATGACGCGCACAGGGCCGACCTTGCGGTCATCAAACATTGCCGTGACATAGCAATGCTTATACAGATGCACTGTGAGGTCGCCTTCGCCCGCCGCGATCTGCTCGTCGGTCATGCTGTAATAGGGACGGAACATGAGGGACTGAAGCGCGACGTGGATGTCGTACTTGGAAGCGAGGTAACGCTCACGCCACGGCGTGAAGTTACCGCGCTGCCACTCCTTGGAACCGAGCCCCATGGGGAGGTAGGTGGTCGTGCCGTCGTCCTCATAGGGGCGGATGCACTTGAAGAAGGTGTCAGCGTTCCGAAGCGCCTTCGGCCAGGCAGACTGCCAATTCTTGAAGTATTCCAGGATTTTGTCAGCCCTGAACCAGGAGACCGAGAACATCCGTTGCATCATGGCTGCGATCCTGTCAGGGAAAGCCTGCACGAAGTTCATCCACAGGACGTTCCTCGCGCCGTTGAACACCCAGCCGTCCGTCACCTGATCGGACATCTCCATCCAATATTCAAAGGACAGAGCACCACGGTTGTCGGTGCCGAGAATGGTGTCCAGATCCCATGGGATGATCTCCCACTTGCCGGTATCGTGCCAGTACACGATGTGCATGTTCTTCTGGAGAGAGTCAGCGCCGAGGAAATACTCGATGAAGCAGAAGTAGAACGTCAGGTTCTCGATGTTCCACCAGTTGCCAAGCTCCGCCTTATATTTCGCCAGACGGTAGGCGGCAGTGTCCTTGGTGTACTCCACGCCTTCGTAGGTCACAGCTTCCGCAAGATCAGCGTTGGTGGCTTCATCCTGATAGGTGCTGTACATCCAATCAGTCATGGGCTTCAGGCGGGAATTGTCGGCGTAGTCCTCGGGGTAAATAGCCTCATAATCCTCAGTGTACCAGTTGTCCGGGAACACGTTGGTGCGGTAGGCCGACAGCTCGGAGGTGTTGGAGCGAACGTCCCACGCTTCGTCGCCCTCGGTGAAGCCGAAGGTGTCGAAGGTGCCTTTGTCATTGTTGTAATTGTACTTGCCGACGAACTCAGGGCCATCACCGTAGTTCCAGAAGAACACGCAGGGCATACCGTCGATGCCAACACGCACAGCAGAGTTGAGCTTCTGGGGCGGGGTGAGGATGTTCAGTTCCTTCGCCAGATCGTTGTACAGCTTCGCAGCACAGATGTTGTTGGCAGACTCGGAAGATGCCACATCCGCCTTCAGCGTGAACTCCTTGACCTCGATCTCGCCGTCATGGATGCTGAAGCCAACCACGAGGACGCCGTTGATGGTCAAGCCGTTCTTGTACTTGATCTTGAAGTTCTTTACCGCGTAATACTGGGAAGAAGTGCCCTGCACGTTGATCTCAACGCCCTCCGCATGGAGTGTGCGCTGGACAGCGGCAGCCTTGTCCCAATAGTCGAAGACGATGGTCTTCTTGTCGCCCTTATACTGCGGGCTTTCCGGGCCTTCGAAGATTCCGTAGGACAACCCCGGTTTGGCAGCGGTCAGCTTGGCAATAGTGATATTGCCGTAGTCGTCCTTGATGTCGTTCTCACGATAGAGAGCGAGCATCTCAGCTACATCCTGCCTGTCAGCGATAAAGTTGCCGAGCACTTCATCATCCGTCAGGTAGCGGTTATAGGCACGAATGCCATACACGTAGACCGTTGCATACTGGCTGCCGATGGTGATCCCTGCGGGAGTGGGCTGAGCAAAGCTGCCGGTGGAGCCGGAATACTGCTTAACTGCCTGGATTTCACCGTCGATGAACAGATACATCAAACGCTGGTCGTTCAACGGGCGCACATCGAAGGTCAAACGCATGTGAGTCTCAGCACTGAAACGACAGTCGATGTTGCCACGGGTGGAAGCGAGCACGGCGTTATCCGCGTTGACATTGAAGCCTCTGCCGCTGTCCATGCAGGAGATTACAGTCGCGTCGTAGTCCATGACATCCTTGACCG